TTCCTAAACTACTAGAAATTACTGATGTTGTTGGTTCATTCCAACCTGGAGAAACTGTTGCTTGTTATAATGAAAATGGCAATTCAACTGCTAAATTTAGAATTTGCACACCTAACCATAAGGCAGGTCCATTCAATTCTCCAACAGTAATTTATACATCTAATCCATATTCTCCAAATGTTGGAATTTCATCTCTATATGGACCACAATCAACAATCTTGAATGTTGATATTGAATCATTAGAGGCACCAAATCTTGGACAATATTGGGGAAATGTTAGAGTTGGTTCAAAACTTTATGGTTTAACTAGTGGTGCAACAGCAAAAGTTTTAGATAATAAATTGATTTCAGATGATAATGGAACAGTATCTGGTGCCATATTTACTGGATATAATCAATTTAAGACTGGAAGAACCACAGCAAAAATTACAACTCAGCAAGCTCCAATTGGTGTTCCAGGTAAAACAACTAGTGAAGCACAAAATATATTCACTTCAGAAGGGAGAATTGTTCAACCAACATACTTGGTTTGGTATGACCCACTTGCCCAAACATTCTTGGTCGAAGAAGAAAGTGGCGTTGTTTTAACTTCTGTTGATATTTTCTTTGCAAAGAAAGATCCAAATATCCCAGTTGAACTTCAGATCAGAGAGACTGTAAATGGATATCCCGGAACTCCAGATAAAGTTGTTCCAGGACTATCAAAAGTTCTTCTCCCATCTGAGGTAAGTGTAAGTAGCAATGCGACAGCAGCTACTACATTTACATTTGACAAACTGGTGAGATTACCAGCAGGAGAATATGCTTTAGTTTTAGTATCAGATTCTCCAGATTATTTGGTTTGGCATTCTAGAATGGGAGAAGTTGAAATAACCACATCACAAAATGAAGAGATTGGTAAGGTTATTATCAATAAGCAACCATCAATGGGAGTCATGTTCAAAGCTCAAAATGGAAGCACTTGGACTCCAAGCCAAGAAGATGATATTAAATTTGTTCTGAGAAGGGCAGAATTTAGCACTGCAGGTGGAACTGTAAGAATGTTCAATTCACCTCAAATTGTAGAGAACCCAACAAATCTTCTCCCACAAAATCCAATTTACTCAATTTCAACTAGTGCATCTGAATATAATGATGGGAGACATATTAGAATATCCCACTTCAATCATGGAATGTATTCTGTAGGCGAAAAAGTTCAAATTGTTGGTGTTGAACCAGATGTTCTGCCATCAAAGCTAACAGTTTCCTATGGTGCAACAGAAACTGGATCAATTAGTGTAGCATCAACTGCTTCATTTGCAACTTATAATGGATCTGTTGTTAGCATTGGAAATCCTGGATACATTAAGATATCAGATGAAATTATCAAGTATGAAACAGTTCTATCTGGACAATTGGGAGATATTACTAGAGCACAATTTGGAACTATATCACTACCACATTCTCAAGAATCTTTAGCATATAAGTATGAATTTAATGGGGTTCCTTTAGATAAGATTAACACCACTCATACCATTCTATCAAATCCAAAACCAACACTCAATGATTATTATATACAAGTTTCTGCAGGAAGTACATTTACTACAGATAAATTTGGAGGAGGATCTAATGTGTATGCTGGAAATGATCTAAACTTTAGTGGACTACAATTGAATGAAAACTTTATAGAAATTCCAAATAAAACATCAGTTTCTGGAAGAGTTAGAACAATTTCTCAAAGAAGTGTAGATGGATCTGAAACTGGATTTGTGGATCAAGGATATGAATCAATAGATCTCTTTAATGAAAATTCATTCAAGACTTTAAGAACTATTGGATCAAAAGTTAATGAAGTTGAATTCTTAAATTCAACTGGGTTTGAAGGACAAAAATCCTTAACATTAGAATTGACTTTATCAAGTACAGATTCTAAAGTTTCTCCAATTATTGATATTGACCAAATATTCTTAAATGTAACAACTAGTTTAATTAACCAACCAGTTGGAATAACTTCATATGCATCAGACCCTAGAGTAAATTCAAATCTAGAAGATCCTCATGCATTTGTTTATACCAGTAAAAAAATTAATCTTGCCCAAACTGCATCTTCAATTAAAGCATTTGTTTCTTGTAATAGAGATTCATCTGCAGATGTTAGAATGCTTTATAAGATTTTTAGAAGAGATGTTCCAGATGAAGATCAGGTTTGGGAACTATTCCCAGGATATAATAACCTTGATGTAAATGGAAATGTTATAAATCCTGACAACAATGATGGAAGATCTGATTTGAATGTTCCAAGTAGTGTGCAAGATGAGTTTAGAGAGTATTCATTTACTGTTGATGATCTTCCTACATTTAATGGATTTGCTATCAAAATTGTTGCAACAACAACAAATCAAGCTCAACCCCCAGTTATTTCACAACTTAGAGCTATTGCATTAGCATGATGAATAATAAAAAATATGCAAAAGTGGATGGGCACCCAAATTTACTTAGGGACCTATCCACAAATGCAATAATTAATACAGACTCAATATCTTCCGACCAGTATATTAAAACAAGAGAAAGAAAAAAAGCAGAAACAGAAAAGATTTCTAGGATGGAATCTGATATAGAAGATATTAGATCTTCTATTGATGAAATCAAAGATTTATTGAGGAAAATTCATGGATCATGATGATATGAAACTGGAATCAGTTTCTAAACAGTTTGAATTTGAAAAAATTTCTAGAGAACTAGATACATGCTCAAATGTTGATCTACTAAGAAATTTATGTAAATGTTATGTGAAACTTTATATGAGGCAGCAAGAGACTATACTTTTAATAGACAAAAGTTTTGGTTCTAAATAATTAAAAAACTAGAATAATGGCAAAACCAGCATCAAGACAAGAATTAATTGATTATTGTTTAAGAAAACTTGGTGCACCAGTACTGGAAATTAATGTCGCTGAAGAGCAACTAGACGATCTAGTAGATGATGCTCTTCAGTTTTTTAATGAGAGGCATTTTGATGGAGTAGAAAAAATGTTTCTCAAGTATAAACTTACTGCAGATGATTTAGAAAGAGGTAAGTCAAAAGGTGAGAATAATAATTTAGATGTAGAAATTACTACAGCAAGTTCAAATATTGGAACCTTTGAGTGGGAAGAAAACAGCAACTTTATTCAGGTTCCAGATGCGGTTATAGGAATTGAGAGAGTTTTTAAACTTGACAATAGAACTATTGCCTCAAATATGTTCAATGTAAATTATCAATTATTTTTGAACGACATTTATTGGTTTAGTTCAACTGAACTAGTAAACTACTATGTTACTAAAAGATATTTGGAAGATATTGATTGGATTTTGAATCCAGAAAAACAAATTAGATTTAATAAGAGGCAAAATAGACTTTACATAGATACTACTTGGGAAAAATTTAATGTTGATGATTACTTGATTGTAGAATGTTATAGAATCTTAAATCCATCAGATTTTACTAAAGTTTATAATGATTCATTTTTGAAAACTTACTTAACATCATTAATTAAAAAACAGTGGGGACAAAATTTAATCAAGTTCCAAGGAGTCAAACTTCCAGGTGGGGTTGAACTTAATGGTAGACAAATTTATGATGATGCTATGAAAGAGTTGCAAGCAATAGAAGATAAGATGATGATTACTTATGAACTTCCACCATTGGATCTTATAGGTTGATATGTTAAATCCATTTTTTATCCAAGGGACTTCTGGGGAGCAAGGTCTTATACAAGACCTTATAAATGAGCAGTTAAAAATGTATGGGATAGAAGTATATTATCTTCCCAGAAAAATTATCAATAGGGGGACTGTAATAAAGGATGCAATATATTCTAAATTTAATAATGCATTTCCAATAGAAGCATATCTTGTCAATTATGAAGGATTTGATAATAACTCTCTTATGATGTCTAAGTTTGGAGTTAGGATTCAAGATGAAATGAATCTCATAGTCTCCAAAGAAAGATTTGATGATTATATTGCAGCATTGATGCAAACTGTTGATGGATTTGGATCTTATACAAGACCAATGGAGGGTGACTTATTGTATGTTCCACTTTCAGACAGTTTGATGGAAATTAAGTATGTTGAGAATAGAAAACCATTTTTCCAACTACAGAAAAATTATGTTTATGACTTAAGATGTGAACTGTTTGAGTATGAGGATGAGGAGATCACAACAGGAAATCCAGAAGTAGATTTCCAATTAAAAGATATTGGTTATGGTGCAGTTCTTTCACTATCTGGGTTGGGAATAACTGCAACTGCATACACTGGACTGGTCAATGGTGGAATCCAATATGTGGATGTTGTTAGTGGAGGTTATAGATACTCATCTACACCAAACTTAGTAGTAGATTCTCCTACATCAGGAAGTAGAGGAATTATAGTTGGTGTAATGACACAATCTAGAGGTCTGACAGCAGCAAAAAGTTTAGATCAAGTTTATATTGAAAATCCTGGATATGGATATACATCTCCTCCAGATGTTAGTTTTTATGGCGGTAATGGATATGGTGCTTCAGTAAAAGTTGCTATATCTACATCTGGAAGTATTGGAATTGTTACATTAACATATTCTGGAACAGGTTATACCTCAGAACCAACTGTAACATTTTCATCTCCACAGGTTTCTAGTGGAACTACTGCTATTGCAAGGGCATTTTTAAATGCTAGTGGTGGAATATCAACTGTTAGAATTATAAACTCAGGATCTGGATATTTAACATCCCCAACAATGACCATTTCTGCAGGTTCTACTGTGGCATCTGGAAATTATATTGTTGGAGAAAAGGTAGTTGGATCTATTTCTGGAGCATCTGGAATTGTTAAAAACTGGGATGCTGCTACTCAAAAACTCAAGGTTTCTGGATTAGGAACAGATTTTGTTCCTGGAGATATTGTTGTTGGAGCAGCATCAAGTGCAATTTATATCATAGGTGGATATAACACTTATGAACTACAAGAACCATCATATGATTACAATGATGAAATAGAAGAAGCAGCAGATGAGATTATAGACTTTACTGAAATAAATCCCTTTGGGGAAGTTTAACTAAATAAAATAAACTGCGACCACTAATGGCAAGGCAAATAATATCAACTGGAGCAGCACCTAATGATGGGACAGGAGATTCACTTTCTGTTGGTGCATCCAAGATAAATTCCAATTTTAATGAAATTTATACCACTTTTGGAGATGGTGTATCTCTAACAGGATTTCAGGGTGCTACTGGAGCAACAGGACCACAAGGTTCTCAAGGTTCTTCAGGTCCACAGGGAGTACAAGGTCCTCAAGGAATAAGGGGTCCTCAGGGATCTGTAGGCATTACTGGAGCTCAAGGAGCAATAGGTCCACAAGGATATGTTGGGGGAGTTACATTTAATATTACTAATAGTGGATCTAGTGCTTTTGTTTTTAATCCTGCAATTTTATCAGTTTCAAATAATCCAAATTTAACTTTAGCTAGAGGTTTTACATATTATTTTAATGTAGATGCAATTGGACATCCATTTTGGATTAAGACTCATGCAGTTACTGGAATAACTAGTTCATATGATATTGGAGTGGATGGAAATGGAGTTCAAGATGGACT